GTTCCGGCCGGGCCCGCTCGATGTCGGCCTTTGCGACCGCTATGTCCAGGTTCGCCAGGGCGCCTCCCATGCCTACTACGACCACCCGCTGCTCGAGGAGTGCCTGAGCGAAACCTTCGGGATCATCACCTACCAGGAGCAGGTGATGAAGCTCTGCCGGGTGCTCTGTGGCTTCACGCCGGGCGAGGCCGATGGCGTGCGCAAGGCGATCGGTAAGAAGGATGCCGAGAAGATGGCCGAGTACGCGGTCCGCTTCGTCGATGGCGCGGTGACCTCCGGCATGGAGAAGCACAAGGCCGAGAACCTCTGGGAAACCATCCTGGGCTTCGCCGGCTACGCCTTCAACAAGTCCCACTCGGCCGAGTACTCCCTGATCTCGTGGGTCACCATGTGGCTGAAGGTCTACTACCCCGCCGAGTTCTTCGCGGCGGCCATGACGGTGATCGACAAGGAGGAGAAGCTCGCGGGCCTGGTGCTCGACGCGCGCGCCCGAGGGCTGCAGGTTCTGCCGCCGGATCTGAACATCAGCTCCAACCGCATCGAGATCGAGGGCGACGACAAGCTCTACGCGCCTTTCCAGGCGATCAAGGGGATCAGCAGCAACGTCGCCGCTTCCATCCTCAAGCTGCGCGAGTACGAAGACCCCGTGAAGGCCATCTTCAAGGGCGGCTTCACGGTGGGCAGCGCGGGCCAGATCCTCGAGTTCGACCCGGCGGTGCAGAAAGAGGTGCTCGGACGCACACAGGTGAACGCCGCACATCGCGAGAAGCTCAGCCGCGTGGGGGCGCTCTGGAACCTGGACAAGCAGGGCCACCCTGCCTCCCACCCCGATCGCCTGAAGGACCGTCTGGAGCTCATGCCGGGCTTCACCGTCGAACTGGTCAAAGCAGACCGCACCCTGAACGCCGAGAAGCTCGCCAAGCTGCAGATCACTCGGTTGATCGATGAAATGCGCAGCAGCGATGCCCCGAGCTTGAAGGGCAAGCCCATTCCGGTGCCGCGCATGGGTGACGCGCCGCGGTTCATGCTGGTATTCGATGCGCCGTCGTGGGAAGAGGAGCGCGCCGGCAAGATGCTGGAGGGCAAGACCGCGGCCATCGTCAAGGAAGCCTTGAAGGACGTGCAGCTGCTGGCGGCCGACGGCTACTACACCGCGCTGTGCAAGGTCGCGAAAGAGAAGGGCGCGAAGGCCATCACCAACCAGCAGATCCTCGACGGTGGCGAGTTCCTGCGCCAGGAGATCGAGATCCTGAAGCCGCCCGTGATCATCGCCATGGGCTCCAACGCCGTGCGGTGGTTCTCGCCCGGGCTCAAGGGCTCGCCCGCGGACCTCGCGGGCAAGGTGGTCTACGACGCCAAGCTCGACGCCTCGATCATCTTCGGGATCAACCCGGGGATGCTGTACCACGACCCGTCCAAGATCACGCTGGTGCAATCGGTCTTCGACCAGCTGTACACGCTCCTGTCGTAGGTGGGATCTTCCTTCCCTACAATAAATTGGTAAAGACTGACACACATCACCATGACCGCACCAAAGCCTGCTACCGTGACCGACGACGCCGCGCTGGACCTTCTCATCGATGCCGCCCAGCTGAAGAAGGATCTGGATATCGACCCGACCAACCTGCGAGAGGAGTGCGCGCGGCAGCCCGGCCTGTTCCTGATGTACGCCAACATCGCAGTGCGCGCCAAGCGCCAGCAGGACCGCTGCAAGACGCTGGTGGAAATGATCGAGGCGAAGCTCGACGCGGAATACCGCGGCGACCTGCAGCAGGCCTATGAGGCTGATATCGCTGCCGACTCCAAGTCGCGGGCGAAGCCGCCCACCGAAGCGCAGGTGCGTTCCTCTATCGTGAACGACGCGCGCTGGAAAGCCGCGCAGGGTCGCATGCACGAAGCCAGCTACATCGCCCGTCTGGCCGACAACGCCACCTCTGCGATGGAGCAGCGCAAAAAAAGCCTGGACAACATGACTTCGCTCGAAATCAAGGGCGGCGGCGACGGCACTCGCGTGGAGCGCAATCGTTCGCAGGGTCAGCAACGCCAGGACCTGCTCGACGCCATGGCTCGCCGGCGCGATGGCGAGACCATTTCTGCAGCCTCGATCGGCACCTGACCGGCCGATTGGGTGGCTAAGTAGTTACACACTATAATGTGGGTGCGGGCATAGACAACCCCGCACCTGCAAACGACAAATCAACCAACCGCAAACTGAAAAAGGAAGCCTGTCACCATGTCTCTTCTCGATCTTCTGAAGGAAAAGAAGCAAGCCCTCGCCGCCGGCCGTCGCGGCCGTACTGTGAAGCCCCCGGCGGGCCGCAGCATGTGGCGAATCTTGCCGTCGTGGAAGGGCGATGGTCAGCAGTTCTGGCAAGACTTCGGCCAGCACTTCATCAAGGATGCCAGCGAAAACATCCTGGCCATCTACGTCGACACCGAGAAGACCTTCGGCCGTCCCTCCGAGCTGAACGCCCTGATCGCCAGCGCCATCAAGTCGTGCACCGATGACAGCACCATGAAGCTGCTGAAGGACGCCAAGAGCGCCGGCAGCGTGCTGCTCAATGCGATGCAGACGGACGGGCAGAACCCGACGAAGACCGAGATTCTCGAGGTCCGTCCGTCGGTGTTCGAGCAGATCGTCACGCTGATGCAGGAGTACGAGGAAGCGGGTCAGTCGATGCTCGACCTGGTCAGCGGCCGCGAGATCATCATCCAGCGCGAAGGCACCGGCCTCAACACGAAGTACACCGTTCAGGCCGCCGTCAAGAACCGCGTGGCGACGCTCCCTGCGGACGTCATGAAGAACGTGCACGACCTCGAGGCCTACGTGCAGCAGGAATCCGCTGAAGGCGCGTTCCGCGCGCTCAACGCCGTCAAGTCGATCGCCGGCCTGCTGCCCGCAGCCGGCTCTGGCCCCGCCAGCCTGGGCGCCTCGGGGATTCCCACGGCAGCCCGCCTGCCGGCCGCCGCTGCGGCGGCCGCGGCGATCGAAGAGGACCCGTACGCGGCTGCGCCCCGTCCGGGCTCGGGCGCTACGCCCTCGGTCGAGTTCGACGATGTGCCGGAACTGGTTGCCAACCCGGCGCCCGCTCCCGCTCCCGCTCCCGCTCCTGCAGCTGCCCCGGCCGCAGCACCCGTCGCCGCTGCCGCGCCGGCAGAGTCGACCGGCGACGCCGAGCTCGACCGTCTGCTGGCCGGTCTGGGCTGATCCAGGCGCTCACAGCTGAAAGGGCGGGCTCTCGGGTCCGCCCTTTTCACTGAGGAATCGAATGGCGAAACACATTCAACTGATCGACGGCAACTCGATCGCGCACGCCAACCACAACGGCGCCGTGCTGACGATGGGCGGCCCCAGCGGCATGCAGGTACAGGCAATCTTCGGGTTCCTGCGCTCGCTCAAGGCGATGCTCGAGAAGGACCCGGGCGAGCCGGTCGTGCTGTGGGACGGGAAGGCCCAATGGCGCCTGGACATCTTCGATGGGTACAAGGGCAATCGCACGCAGCGCGACCCCAAGCAGGAGGCGCACCACGCCGCCTTCAAGAAGCAGACCCCGATCATCGAGAAGGCGGTCGCGCTGCTCGGCGTGAAGCAGGTGCGCAGCCCGCTGCTCGAGGCCGATGACCTGGCCAAGCACTTCGTCGCCGCACTGGTGGCAGCGAACAAGCTCAAGGCCCTGGCCGATCGCACTCGCATCACCCTGGTGTCGGGCGACAAGGACTGGCTGCAGCTGGTGCAGGAGGACGTCGAGTGGTTCGATCCGATCCGCGACCGTCGCGTGACCACGGCCAACTTCTTTGAGTTCACCGGCTACATGACGCCGGCCGAGTTCGTCGAAGGCAAGTGCTTGCAGGGCGATACGTCGGACAACATCCCCGGCATCTACAAGCTCGGCGAGACCACCGCACAGCAGCTGCTCGCCCGCTGGAAGACGATCGAGCGATTCTTCGCCGAGGTCGACGCCGGAACCTATAAGCCCGCCACCCGAGCGAGCGCAACCGCGAAGACGAAGCACCCCGAGGAACTCCTGGCCAGCGACGAGGGCAGGGCGCTCTTCCGCCGCAACGTCCAGCTCATGGACATGCGGCACTGCCGCAAGCCCGAGCAAGGCGAGATGGTCATCCAGGCCGCCCCGGGCAACCGTGCCGCTTTCCTGGAGCTGTGCGGCCGCCTGAGCTTCGCTTCCATGCTGCGTGAACAAGGGATG